TCTGTTGAGAATTTTATCACTTGTTGAATTTCTAAAATCAATTCTTCATATTGTGTTATTCTTCGTAAAGAGTAATATACCAATAAAGATGTAAATATACTAATTAAGAAAAATAATATTGCTAAACCCATCCACATAATAATCTCCTAAGCAAACAATTCATCAAACTTTTGTTTGAGATTGTCTACTTGTTTTTGTTCATCTTTTGTTTTTGGAACTTTTGTATTCATTGGTTCTTCAACCTCTTCACTTCTATTCCATTGGTCAAACTCAATGTGAGTCGCCATCATATCAGCTTGGTGTAAGATGTAAGCCATATTGGAACGAAGATTATAATCTGGATTATATGACTTTAAATAAGCTGTATTAGCATCATCATACAAACCATCTGTTAATTTAATTCCAATGTATTCTTTGTCCGTAACCTTAACACCATAGTGCTGAAGTAACCAAAGTCCTCTATCAGGCACTTTCATATATTGTAAAGCTGGATTGTGTTTATAAATAGCACCTTGATTCTTTCTATGCCATTCTGAATCTTGTGGAACATAATAGTCATGTTCTAAATCTCCAACTTTACCCAAGTCATGATGCATAGCTGCAAAGACTAACTCTTCATCTGTGAAGTTAATCTCAGCCCCATTCTTTTCCCACAATTGTTTTATCTCAAGTGAGAAACTTATAATGTGAAGAATGTGTTCAACATATCCACCTGGCATCGCATTGTGGAAAGCTGCTTTAGCACTTGCTGGTGCAAACATCATTCTATCTTGAAAGTCATTATACATTTTTAAAAGATTGTCTCTTCTATCATCACCAATATGTGCATTGATAACATCTATCAATGTATTCCAATTATTTTGTATTTCATCTGCTGTTAGTTTTTTCATTTTACCTCGTACCTATTTTTTGTAAATTTAATTGTATCTTCTAATCTCAATCTATTTCTATATTCACTAAAAGATATACGAACACCCCAATTCATATGTTCCAAAATATCTTTTTTACTTACTGATTTTTTCTTGTGAATAAAATCTAATATTCTTTTATATGATTCTGTATCTGACATTGGCTTTAAATCTTCAATTTGTTTCCACTTATCAAACCATTTCAACACTCTCTCACCCCATCTAAATCCTTCTAACTTTGGTTCTAAATAAGCATTAGCTATATTTCTCAATTGTGGTTTATCTAACATCGTTTCTACCATATCTTTAAAACTTTGAGAGTCATTAGCTTTATAAAGTAATGGGTATTGTTCTCCCACCATCTCTGGATAACACATCCCGTTAGGGAGAATGTATGGAACACCT